TAATAGGACTCTTCTTCCTGTATAGGAACAATAGGATCTTCAGGTTCCAGATAAGAAGGGTCGTTTACGTGGATCATAATGTTTCCTGAAAATTATTGACTTAGTTTAGCACATTTTTGAGGTTTGGCAATAGGTGTTAAATTCCATCAATTCCGATTTGACGATTATTGTTCCAATAATTAAGACCCCTACCAAAGTCGCCATCATCAATAGGATTCAAATTCCTTTCGATCATGAAATCAACGAAACCAGGTTCTTTGATCATATCTTCACGCGTCGTATACGATGAACCACTCCTAAACATATCCACATTATCTAAATCACTCACATCCGAGAAGTTACCAGACTTCACGAAATCTTGAAGATAAGGAATGTGCTCGGCTTTCGGTTTAGCGTTGTGTTTGCCTTTGATCTGACCGATGGATATCGGTGGTTTAAAGTTTGCCAAATAGTCTTGATATTCAGGAGTTTCTCTAAGAACAGCACGATAGTGTTCAGCGTCACCTGTCGTAGCCACAAGTTCTCTCAAACGTTCCCTCGGGAGTTCAGTTGCTGCAAAGACGTCAGGTTTCAAAATACCCTGTTTAACTGTCTCCACCTGAGCCACAGGTTTTCCTTCAGGATCGAGGAGAAGATTCACACGTGAATCACCTGATCCGTAGTTCCGAAGCATGTCGTCGCCTTGCGTACACCATCCACCTTTTTCTCCACAGGCTTTACCGATCTTGAAAGCTTCTTCAGAATCTGCAACGTCGGGTAGCCGAACCATGCGATAACCATCGGGATATTCTTTTACAACGTTCCAATCGGGATAATCGCGAATCGCTTCATTACCTTTCTTTTCTGCTTCGATCGCCATGCGACGGCGATGTTGATTGACTCTTGCAACGAGATCAACCATTGATTGCATAGAATTCCTGCGCGGATTCGCGAGGTCTTCAGGGGTAAGGCGAAGGTTGGCAGGAAGGTCAGACGTTGGACTGAGCGCGTTACCGATTTCGTCGATGAGGTGGTCAAAGCCGAGTCGCGGATCGAGTTCATCAACCGTATGTTCTAAATATTTAGGACCGAACTGATAATCAATCATCGTATCTGATAGGTCTTCCCAATTCTTACCAATTTCTGTTTTTCCAAAAATACCATAATTCAATTCTTTTGGATCGTTTATATGTTTTGCCAACTTTTCACCATAGGTGAAATTACTGCGCTTTTTATTTAACAGAGATCCATCTGTCCAACCTTCAGGAACTGTGTGCAAAACCCCTGACATTTCATCGTCATAACGTTCTTGAGCGCGTCGGATATCGTGTTGTTGGCGAACATCACCTTCATATTCAGGAGTAGGGTATTTCTTCTGTGCTTTGGCAACATCACGTTCTAGACGTGCTTTCGCAGCAGCGACCATTTTGTCAGCACGCAGGCGAATCGGATCTTCCGGAGTCGCCATTGAGTTCTTGATGTAGTTTACAAGCGGGCCGTCTATCCATTGGTTCGTTGCTGCTTGTGGTTCTAATCTAGCTAATTCTTCAGGAGTGTATTTGGCGTTCAACTGTTGTAATATTTCTTCAACAGGTTTTCCTGTCGTTCCGTATGTCTTTTTCAACCCCTTCAAAGCGTTTTCAACCGATCCGGTGAGCCAGTTTCCACCTTTGTTCTTGATAACGCCGAGCATACCTTCTGCAGGCGTCGGGACAGGCATGTCAAGTAAACGTTTATCAGGGATGGGGATGCGCCCAGTTCTGCCACCAGAGGTCAACGGGTTGAGACCGTAGGACATGTCGTCAAGGAGTTCAGGTGATTCGCCAAAGAGTAACGAGCCGAGTTCGTGACCTGTACCGTATTTGTTCCAAGGGGAATCGATCTTACCGACTTTCTTCGTTTCGTATTTGTTCAGCAGAGCCTTCACCATCTTCGCCATATCAGCTTGCGGTGCGACAAGCGGATTACGTGAGGGCGCTTTTACGGTGTTCTTTTCTTTAATTCTTTTGAGAAGTTCGTCAAGAGTTTCCACGTTATTCACCAGCTCAAATGTTTGAGGGTAGTATAGCTCAAATATTAAACCGCGTAAGGGTTTACATAACCTTCTTCCCACGTTTCTTCATCTTCCCATTCATCTTTCTTCGGCTCGGGATCAATGTAGATCCACTCCTGATCTCTAAAGAAACTTAATGCCTGTGTCGTACAATCGACCATCTCGTCATGTGGACTGTTTGGGAACGCGCAAACCTCGCGCAAGTAATCTTCTGCCCATGTGACAAATTCCCCTGGAACTTGCTTGCTTTCTGGAATGTAGACTCTTCCGTTGTAGACCAAATGGCTGACCGCATGGAGACGCATCGTTTTATCAGGGCGACCGGGGTTGTATTTCCGTATTGGCAATCCTGCTCGTTGTAAATCTTGGATCAAAGGAATACCTGAACCTTTGTCTTCAATCAGTAGGATATCAACAGGTGCTTCTTGATCACCGTAAGTGTTCTTATAATCATCTTTCGCACGATTACGAAGTTCTGGATATTTCAAATGTTCAGTCCAACAATCCAGTAACATGACGCAATGAGGTTCGTCTGGACCTGGACGAAATACACCAAAAACAATACATCCTGTAGGATCATTTTCAGTTTTCTCTGTGAATGCAGTGTCGTAACTCTGTAGAACAAATTCAAATTCTGGCATCGCTTTCTTCGACGGCCATTGTTTGAACCAACTTCTCTTCAGAATACCGCTTTCTTCAATATCAATCAGTTCGGCATAGATCTCCTGACGACCAAGGTTTGTACCTTCATATTGCGTAATCTGCCGCATGAACGGTGTGGCAAGATTTGTCTTGTTCTCGTAAGTGCTCCCGGTCGTCATAATCATCTTATTGATCGGATGACGTGCGAGTTTGACCAATTGCTGAATCAATGGAGTGGGTTTCGGAGTCGTCGTTACAACACATCGTGGGTTGTTACCCAAGCGCAAAGTGAATTGGAGCATATCCCAAGTCATCTGTTGCGTGTTCACATCGTAACCTGCGATTTCATCACAATTTTTCACAAGCACCCCGCTTGCAAAAAATTCATGTTCATCTTCGATACTAAGATTCCAAACTTCTTTTTCTTGCTGCCAACCATTCTGATTTATTGCGTTCTTGCAACTTTTTCCAAAAGTCTCCGTCTGATGATTTGACAAGAACTCTGAGTTCATATCCACAGATCGGTGAACAGGTTGATTGTTTATTGTCTGCGATAAACGTGGTTCCACAGATAATACAGTCGTTGGGATATTCATACCGTTTTGAATAACATTCTTCAGAACAAAACGGTCGCCTTCTTTCTGTAAGAAAAGGTTTCTTACACTTCTTACAAATACATTCTTTGTGAGTTTCTTTAATCTTTTTAGGAATGTTTCTTTTTCTTCCTTCAACCCCGCACTCATCTGAACACCATCTGATGTGGTTTGAGTAGGTGTGAAACTCGATTCCGCAACATTCGCACGTAACGTATCGACCTTCTGTTGTAGACCAGTATTTGTTAGAATATTCTCTCTTCTTTTCAGAAGATTCTGCGACACAACCTTTGAGTTCGTGAGTCCTTTGATGATCGCTTGAAGATAATGCTTCAAGATTCGATATATCGTTGTTATAAATATCTCCGTCTTTATGATGGATCTGAAGTCCATCCGATAGTTTCCCGTGGACTTCTTCATAAACGACCCGGTGTAAGGCGAAGCCATTTCTGTCTGTGAGATAACCTCCAAATTTTGGAGCGTAACTGGTTCCTTTGTATATGATTCGCATTTTTCAACTCCTTCAAATGCTAAAAGTTTAGCACCAGGAGTTAATTTTTGCAACTCTAGCCAGCAAGTCTCCTCAACCCAAACCTTGTGTTCACCTGTACCACTCAACACATTTCCATTGGATAAAAACACGTCAAATATCGGTTTTACCCCGGTCATTTGAACATCATAGACCTTCTTAAGACCTTTTCGCGTCCAAACACGGTCATTTATCTTTATAGTTTCGATCGGCTTTTTACCAAATTCAGTCTCAACAAGCGTTCCTGCTATGAGACACCATGCGAAGTCAAATTGAGGACCACGAAGACGCTCCGGTTCTTCTGCTGAGAACAGAGATACTTGCGCTCCGTTGGGCCAAGTGACTCGGCGTTTAGTTGACTCGTACAACGGACGCGCCCACGGAGGGCAAACATTGACTAGACCGGATTGCCCTTCTACCGCAACGTCACGGGCATCAGAGGCAGTTGGGCTGATGACTGCGATACGACGGGCTTGCCCGGTTTCTACCATTTCTCTTGCTAATTCTGCCCCTACGCGAGTCTTACCAAATCCACGGCCTGCCAATAGAACCCATGTCGCCCACTGTCTGCGGAATTCACAAACTTCGTCATTGGGATTAGGTACCTCTTTGATCCAAACGTCCGGCTTCAGATGTTTTAGAGGCTTCCATCCATCTTCATCAGGTGGTTCATAAGCAATTATGATGCTCGTTTTCTCTTCTTCGCTTGGTGTATCTTTACATTCACTTCGCGAATGTAAATGACACCCAGGAAAATTTTCGATTTTTAATTTTTTGTCTGTCTGACTTTGAGCGCGGAGATAGGCGCACATGCAATAAGAGGTCGCTTTCGACTTCTTGTGATCTGGAGCCAACTGTTTCGGGCGACCAAGGAACTCCCAATCGTATTGAAGTTTTGCAGCGTCTTCGTCTGACATTGCGCGTACCATTTCGGCACGCTTCTTCGCAGGGAGACTGTCGAACTTCTCTCGGGCCGAGAGATATTCGATTGACGGTTTGTCAGTCGACTTGAGGACGTTGGTCACTTGTCATCCTCGTAATCAATATCAGTAATTTCTGCCTCGATCGCGCTGAGGAAGTTCTGTTTAACTTCGGCAAATAGAATCGGACCTCCGTTGGCTCCGGTGATTTCGTTGACCTTGGTCTCTTTCCAACCAGCTCTCGTCTTGAGCCAAAAGCGCACCATGTCCGTGTCGCCTCCGAGGGCACTCTGGAGGGCGACTTTTGCTACGGCTTGATTGATGCGTTGTGCGCTTGTCTCAATCTCGTATTTATAATACTTCTCTAAGAGCTTGGG